TGACGAAACTCCAGATTTGCCGCCTCTCTATGATCTATCAATTATCAACTTAGCACACTATCGTAACTCTGCAGATTATGAAGAAGCTTGTTACATAACAGGGCAACCCACGCCATACATGACAGGGCTAACCCAGACATGGGTTGATGACGTTCTAAAGGGAGAAGTTCAGCTAGGATCTAGGGCGGCTATTCCACTGCCAGAAGGCGGCTCTATGGGGCTTATACAAGCCTCTGCTAACTCCATGCCTAAAGAGGCTATGGATACTAAGGAACGGCAAATGGTGGCACTAGGGGCAAAGCTAGTAGAACAAAAGCAGGTTCAAAGAACAGCAACGGAAGCGGGTTTAGAAAATGCCTCAGAAACAAGCGTGTTAGCTTCAGCGGCTAACAATACAGCAGAGGCTTTTAGAACGGCTCTTGGATGGTGCATGGAATTTGTCGGAACTGATGGAGAAATTGAATTTGATTTAAACACTGATTTCTCTATTCACAAGCTAGACCCCCAAAGCCAGCAAGCACTTCTTTCCCTATGGCAAAACGATGTTCTAACATGGGAAGAATTAAGGAACAATTTATTAAGAGCGAATATTGCAGAGCTTCCAAATGATGAAGCAAGAGATATTATTGATGCAAGCGCATTAGATAGCATTGATGAATTTGACGATGAGTGATTCAATAGAGGACATAGCCACAAGGCATCAAGTCTTGTTAGAAAGGCTTAAATCTGGCAAGGCAAAAGACTACCTAAAAGTAGCCAATAAATTTGATGGTGAACTAATAACAAAGCTTAACAAGCTTGGAGTTGATTCGCTAGACCAGCTAACAAAAAAGGAATTAAACTCTATTGTTAGATACAGCACAAAGCTTAATCAGAAATACCAGAAAGTAATCGTTAAAGACTTAAACAAAGATTTGGAAAGCCTTGCAAAATCAGATTCAATATTTGAACAGCAAGCAATCAATTCAGTAGTTACAGGAGCTAACGCAAGATCAGCGGCTAACATAGCATTTTCAGCGGCTCTAGCTGCGCCTATTAGCGCAACTGGAGAACTGTTAGAGCCATTTATAAAGAACTGGTCTAAGACAAGAATCAACCAAGTTAATGGGGCTATCCGAAAAGGTTACAAAGAGGGAGCAACATTAAGCCAAATGACGCAAAGGCTAAGAGGGACAAAAGCTAACAACTTTAAAGACGGGCTAACAAATTTGAGAACTAGACAAGCGGAGGCTGTAATTAGAACTTCGGTTCAGCACGTTAGCACTACTGCCAGATTAAAAACATGGGAGCGCAATAAAGACATAATAGAAAAATACAAATGGAGAGCAACCCTAGACGGGAGGACAACCCAACAATGCAGAAGCTTAGACGGGCAAGAATTTGAAGTTGGCAAGGGCAATCCACTTCCACCAATCCATATCAACTGCAGATCAACTATTAACTTTGTCGTTAAAAGTGAGCTTGGATTAGATGCGTTAGATAAAGGGGCAACTAGATCCAGTTTAAGCGGAGCAGTTCCAGCTAATCAGACTTATTATGATTGGCTTAAAACACAACCCAAACCATTTCAGAGGGCGGCAATAGGCAGGAAAAAAACTGAATGGCTTAATGATGGAAGGTTAAAAGCTAAAGAGTTTGCAAAGCTGAATTTAGATAAGAACTTTAAGCCTCTAACATTAGATCAGATGCAGAGAAAAAGATCAATGGTTTTAGGGGGCAAACAAGGGGCGGCACAAAAGCTGTTAGATAAAGAGTATCCTAGAATAAACCCTAAAGCGAAAGAAAGTCTTTACAGGTTTATGGATAAAAAAGGCAACCTAACTCCAGAAAGGCAAGCTCTTCATGATGGCATAGTAGCAGACTTTTTCAAAGGTAAGAAGCCAGTTAAGAAACCATTATCAAGAATGACGGGTGGAGGTCCTGCCGCTGGTAAAAGCTCTATCTTTAGAGATGGGAAGGTAAGTGCTGTTAAGAAAAATTCTGTTAAAATAGATTCAGACGAAATCAAAAAGTTTCTGCCAGAATACAATTTAAAAAATCAATTTGATGACGTTAAAGCTGCCGCTTTTGCTCATGAAGAAAGCTCCTTTATTTCCAAGCGCATAATGAAAGAAGCCGCCGAAAAAAAATACAATATGTTTTTTGATGGCACGGGTGATTCTTCAATAGAAAGCCTAAGAAAAAAAGCAAAGGTAATGCGCTCTGGAGGTCAGAAATTAACTGCTGACTATGTAACAGTGGATACAGCGGAAGCTGTTAGAAGAAACGTAGCAAGATTTAAAAAGACGGGAAGAATGGTCCCTAATGAATTTGTGGCTCAAACTCATTCTAACATTTCTCAAATACTACCCCAAACTTTAAAGGAAGATTTATTTGATGAAGTCACCTTGTGGGATACTAACACCCAAGGAAAAACTATAAAAGTTATGTCAAAAATAAAAGGCGGTGAGACAAAAATTTACAGGCAAGATTTATGGGAAGACTTCTTAAACAAAGTAGTTGATTAAGGTAAAGGATGCTCAGAAGGAATTTGAACAATGCCCCCCTTTTTTTCTATGTCACTTATATCAACAGAAACCTTTCTAATAAAATCCTTTTCTTCTTTTGTTCTTCCTTTTGGCTTCTTACCTAAAGTAATATCAACCATTATCTTCTGCATTTTTTCGGTAGTAATCATATCTAAAAGCAATTTCAGACTCATTTTATACACGTAATCTCATTAAATGAAAGCATAATCTATGCCTAATTTTAGGCGCAAAACAAACAAACAAACAAAATAAACAAATGAAAGCAAAAATAACGGAAGAAGAATTTGAGTCTTTAAATGAGGCAATCAAATCAGAGTATCAAAAAGATGGAGACAAATACAATCTAACAGTTGAAGGGCTGGAAGATACAGGAGCTTTGAAAAGAGCTAAAGAGCATGAGAAAGAAAGGCGGCAAAAAGTAGAGGCTGAATTAAAGATTGCAAAAGAAAAGCTAACAGAAAAAGAAGATGAGATTATTAACCTTCATAAAGGTGCAGTCAGCAAAGATGACGTAGACGCACTAGAGCGAAGTTATAAAGAGAAGCTTGAAAAGACAGAAACGGAATACAAGCAAAGGCTAACAGAATCGGAAGGTTCTTTACGCTCTATGCTCGTAGACAACGTAGCTACAAAGCTTGCTAACGAAATTTCTACAGTTCCAGATCTAATGAGCGGGGCTATTTCTGCTAGACTAACAACTGAAGTAGTAGACGGAAAAGCAATTACTAGGGTTTTAGATAAAGACGGCAAACCATCTGCTCTAACAGTGGAGGAACTCAAAAAAGAATTTATTGCCAATGAAAAATTTTCCAGTATTATAGTGGGGAGTAATGCTACAGGGAGCGGTGCAAGTGGTAGCGGAAACGGAAGCGGTGCTTCTAAGAAATTAAGCGAAATGTCGGAGGGCGAAAGGGTAAAACTTTTCAAAGAATCTCCAGAGGACTATCGCAAACTTCGTGATTCAGAACAGACAACTTCTGTTTAAAATCTAACAACTTAACAAACTAACATATTAAAATATTATGGCTAACACCCAACTCTCTGACGCTATCATTCCAGAAGTCTATCTTGACTACGTGGCAAACGATAGCCCCGAAAAAACCGCTTTCGTAGAAGGCGGTATTGCAGTAACTAACCCCGTTCTTGGTCAACAGGCTAACAGCGGAGGCAATGTTGTAGAAATTCCCCATTGGAATGATCTTTCAACTGATGAGCCTAACATTGGTGATACTACTGACAACGATGCAACTCCTTACAAGCTCACCTCTGGCAAACAAACTGCCCGTGTAGCTTATCTTAATAACGGCTGGGCAACCAAAGATCTTGTTGGCGAAATCGCTGGCTCTGATCCTATGCGCAGGATTCGTGATCGCACAGATCGCTATTGGATGCGCTCTTGGCAGAAACGCCTCTTGGCTTGTGCTGAAGGCGTTCAAGCTGGCAACGTAGCAGCTAACAGTTCTGATATGGTAAATGATATTGCCATTGAAGATGGATCTAACGCAACTGCAGCTAACCTTATCGGACGTAGTGCCGTAGTTGAAGCCGCATTTACCCTTGGTGATTCTTTCGGGAATACTGGAGTAATTGCACTTCACTCTGCAGTTTACAAGCGGTTGGTTAATCTTGATGACATTGATTTTGTAGCTGATTCTACAGGAACTCTCAACATTCCTTCCTACCTTGGCAAGCGTGTTGTAGTTGATGATTCAATGCCAGTTATCGCAGGTGGAACTTCTGGATTCAAATACACAACTATGCTTTTCGGCGAGGGTGCTATTGGATACGGAATGGGAACGCCTAACGTGCCAGTTGAGGTAGATCGTGATCCAGCAAAAGGTGTTGGCTCTGGTCTTGAAACTCTTTGGGAGCGTAATACTTGGTTGATTCATCCGAGCGGATACAACTTCACTTCTACTGCTGTAGCTAGTGAATCCCCTACTCTAGCAGAATTGCGTGATGCAACTAACTGGACACGGGTATTTGATCGTAAGTCAATTCCTTTGGCTTTCCTTGTAACTAACGGGTAATTAAATTCATTAAGGGGTGGGGGGTATAATAACTATACCTTCCACCCTCTTAATTAAAATCTAACAAAACAAAAACATGGCAGATAAAAAAACAATGTGGACTCCTAGCGACAAGCAAGAAGCTCCTAAAAAGAAAGCAAAGAAAGCAATTAAGAAAGCAGCTAAATCATCCGAGCCAACTGTCAATAAAGATGGCAACATTGCGGGTGCTAGAGTTAGCTTTTCAGAGATTCAAAAGGGCATGAAAAATCAAGCACACCCTGTAATCACTACGTCTAAGAAAAGACGCAAAAAAATCTAACATAAAAAATGGCTTTAATTATTGAAGATGGCACAATAGTTAGCGGTGCTAACAGTTACATAACACTGGCAGAGGCAAGAACCTATGCAGAACTTAGAAGCTTGATCCTTCCTACAGCGGATGCGGATTTAGAAGTTCTAATAATTAAGGCTTTCGATTATTTAGAATCGTTAGATTACAATGGAGAATATGCAAACCCTCCCCAAGATGCCTCTTTCCCTAGATCAAATTTGTATATCCAAGGGATACTTTTTTCAGACTCACAAATACCTTATAAATTAAAGCAAGCGCAAAGCCAGTTAGCTTTTGAGGCTAACAGCTTTGACTTACAGCCTACAGGAGATGGAAGAGAAGTCATCAAAGAAAAGGTTGATGTAATTGAAGTGCAATATGCAGAAAAAGGAATTAACGTAGCAAGACCAACTTTCACAAAAGTTAATTCATTGCTAAAAGATTTGGTGCGTAGCGGCTTTGGTCAACTTTCATCTATCAGAATTTAATGGCTGATTTTTATACAGGTCTAGCAAATACAGCGGATGTTCTTTTAAAAGATAAAGGACAAGAAATTACAGTTGTTAGAGAGATAGCATCTTATGATCCTATCACAGCGGAAACAACAGTGACCTCTAGCGCAACGCAAGTTCTCAATGGGGCTGTATTTTCTAAGTCAGCATCAAGTTATGATTCAGCACTTGAAGAAGAAAAAATAAAAGGAAAGACAAAGAGCGTTTTGCTTTCAACTTTAAATTCTAACTTTGTTCCAGAAATTAATGACAAACTCAATTTTAATAATGAAGTATGGAAAGCTTATGGAGTTAGCAAACTTTCTCCAGCGGGAACTAATGTAATTTACAAAATAGGGGTTTCATTTGTTAGCCAGTTAGAACTTGCGTTTGAATACTACCTGCGACCAGACGGATTCAAATACATTAGACCAGATCTAAGTAACTATTTAAGACCACAATTCTAACAATCTAACAATACAAGACAATGCCAGATTTACCAGTATCGCAAGACATAGATGACTTCATGCAGTCTGCCACAGATGCAGCGGCTAGAGCAGAATTAGGATGCGGAACAGCCGCAACTAACAACACGGGAGATTTTGCCACTTCAATTCAAGGAGGCAAGGCAGACACGGCACTTCAAAGCGGAGATAATATCACACAGCTTACTAACAATGCTGGATTTATTACTTCTGCTCCCGTGGACAGCGTAAATCTTCAAACAGGAACAGTATTGTTAGATTCAGATGACATTTCTGATTCTGGCAAGGTTAATAAATTTGTTACGGCTAATCAATTACTTGCTATTAACTCCGCACTTCAAAGCGGGGCTAACATATCAGAGCTTACTAATAATGCTGGTTACATCACAAGTGCGCCAGTTGATAGCGTGAACAGCCAAGTTGGAACAGTTTTGTTAGATGCTGATGATATTTCTGATGCTGGCACAACTAACAAGTTTGCAACACAAATTGAACTAAACAAAGCAAACTCAGCCTTGCAAAGCGGTGATAATGTTTCTGCTTTAAATAATGATGCTGGCTACCTAACAACAGCCCCAGCAGCACCCGTAGATAGCGTAAATACTAAAACGGGTGTAGTAGTGTTAGATGCTGATGATATTGCTGATGCTGCCACAACTAACAAGTTTGCAACGGCTGCACAATTAGCTAATGCAGACAGCGCATTGCAAAGCGGGGCTAATATTTCAGTTCTCAATAATGATTCTAACTATCTAACAACTAGCCCTAATTGGTATGTAACCAAGATGGGAGATGAAGCAAGCGATTCCAGCGGAGTAGGAGAAAAGACGGCTTGGATTGCCCCTGCAAGCGGTGAGATTACAGGAGTTCATTCTGGAAGTTCTACAGTAACAGCAGGAGGCACTCTAACAGTTGATGTGAAAAAGAACGGCACTACTATTTTAAGCACCCTTGGCATCATTAACACGGCTGATGATTCAACTACAACAGGAACGGCTCACGTTCTAACAACCTCCCCAACTTCATTTTCTGCGGGTGATAGAATCTCCTTTGAGATTAACACCTTTGGAGGAACTGGGGCTAAGGGCTTGCATACTGATTTGCTCATTACATGGGATTAATTCTAACATAAAAACAAATGCCAATTACTTATCCAATTCAAGAATCTGATAGATTCACAATTTACAATAGCGAAACAGATAGCCCATTAAAAAGCGGCTCTGGTAGAGACATGATAAATCAGAGTTGGGGTAGCTCCGATAAATCCAAAATGCTTGTAGGCTTGGCTGATAACATTAAATGGCTTCAAGAAATAAAAATTGCTAAACCATCATTTGACCCCGCAACTGAAAAAGTTGTTAGAAATCCAATTTCTTATGATGTAGCTGATGAA